AGACATATTGTTTCCTTTGTTATTTACACAGCCTGGAATGCACTCATCGAACAATCCACATAAACATTTAATGTTCCAGTCTTTAGCCAAAGAAATCCTCCAGAGTGCTCTGCTTCTCGATGTGCCATCCAATCACTTCAAGGATAGACTTCAATGGTTCGAGAAACGCTTTATCAAACTGTGTATCGTAATCAATGTAATCGTTGATACCAAACTCATTAGGGAGTTCATTCAGCGCTGAGATCACGTTAGCGAACAGCGGATTAGGCATCTTGAGATACGAGAACTTGATTTTCTCACCATCCTTGATGAACTCATACTTCTTCGTCAGCTTCTTGCTCTTCACAGTGTTGTTGAACAGCAACGCACCACGAACGTGGATGGGAACAGACTTATCAACCTTCTCATATTTATTCAAGTTCTGGACTGAACGTGGGAACGACACATCCGCGAACGGGAGTTTGTGAAACTCACCCTTGAACGACTCGATGAACTTATGCAGGTCTTCTTCTGGTTGAGTCATGATGATATTCAGCGCATCGATAATAGCTTTACGACACACAGCGGGAGTCGATGACTTGACCGCTTCGATACCCATGATCTTCAACTTTGGCTTCGCATAGCGAACGCCTTCCGAATCATGAACGTTGAGGATATATCGCTTCTTCGCAGTCCAGATACCACGATCAGCGATAACCTCACGCTTCATGTTCATCTTTTGCTGGAATGCCCCCATCCGAACAGCAAGATCCGAATAGATGCGATCAATAACTGGTTCCATCTTCTCAGAAGCCACCTTGTCCAAGAAGTTAACGATCTTTTCTTTTCGAGCGACTGGATCACTTGGTAGCGATCCTCCATCTTTAAAGACCATAGATATAAGCTTGTCAAAAGTAATGTATAGCGAATCCGTATCTGACGCAATGACATAATCTTCTCCTTCAGTTTTTAGGAGGTTGTTTAGATACTTATTCATTTCATTTTCAGCCCAGCGAATCGAGAGCTGACCACCCAGAGTAATCGCAGTCGCTTGGTTGATATCGAAGAAGCGGAAGTATGGATTACCGATTGCACCGTAAGCTGAGTTCAGCTGAACCTTCTTAGCGAGCTGCATATTCTTGTATCGAGAGATATCCTTGACCGACTGCTTAGACTTAGTCTTCTCATATTCCTTCTGAGCTGCAATCATCTTTTCCTTATAGACGACGCGATCATTATACATACGTTCCATGATCTCGGGCAAGAATCCTTGCTTGTCTTTCTTGAAGAAGCAACCGTTTGCAGCTAGACCGTATCCATCAGGAACTTCTGGGAAGATACCATCAAGGAGTTTATCAACGCTAGTCTGAACCTTGACTGGATTCCCACGATTGTCACGCAGCAAAGTCTCAGGCGAGATATTATACTGCATGATAAGATGCGGATACAGAGAGTTCAAGTCGAACGACATGACCCAGTCATGCGCACCGACCTGTGGATCTTTGACGAACGCACCAACATACGCTTCGTCTTTCGCACCACCACCCTCAACTGGAACAGCAATCTTCTGCTTATACAGATGATTGTGAATGATAACGTCCCACATGCGCACCTGAGTGAACACATCCATCAGAGTAACTTTCGCATCATACGCAAGCGCGAGAGCCATGTCAATCAGCTTCATCTTATCGTCTAGTTTCTCAACCAGCTCGGTATCGATGATGTTATACTCGATGAACTTTTGGAAGTCTTTCTCGTAGAACTCATGCAGAGTATCATACTCGCTGTAGTCCAACTTACGTTCACCAAGCTCGACTTGAGCGATGTGGTCGAGACGATAGCTTTCCTGCTGAGAGTATGTGAACTTCATATACATCTCGAGATAGTCGAGAGTAGCAACTCCGCAGATAGTATATGCAAGCTGATCTTTGAACTTAGTCTTGACCTGACGCTCTTTGAACATACGCCAAGGAGAGAAACGCTTCGCTTGATCTTCACCAAGCACAGTGCTCATACGTTTCACGAGATAGGGAATATCGAAGAACGTGACGTTCCAACCAGTAACGATGTCGGGGTATCCACCCTCAGCCCACTCAGACAAGAAACGCATAAGCAGTTCCTTCTCGTTGTTACACTGATGATAGAACACATCTTTGCGATTGGGAATGAACTCATGGAATCCCCACACATGGAAGATGTCGTCTTTCTTCATGGTGATTGAGATGATCTCATCACGAGCAAGCTCGACTGTGGGGAAACCATTCTCTGAGCTGACCTCGATATCGATGTATGCGACTTTGATTAGTTCGCGATCATATGCGATTTCGTCAGGATACTCTTCGTTGAGAAATGCGTAGAGGAAGCGTGGCATCCCGTAGATGTTGAAGTTACTCACATCTTCGTAGCGAGCCATGAACTCCTTCGCGTCGCGCATGGAATCGAAATCCATACGATCAAGAGGAAGCCCACGAATGTCCTTCCACTCAGCGTCTGGGCGCTTGGATGGAAGGAACATTGATGGCTTATAGGGGATCTTTTCGTTGAACTGTTGTCCGCGATCGTAACCGCGAACAAGAATGTTGTTACCGACTTGAAGGGCGTTCGTGTAGAATTTTGTCATGTGATAATAGTATCACAAAACTACACAGCTGTCAAGATCCCTTTCTTGGGAAGCACTAAACCTGAACCGAAATTCTGGTTATACGCTGCTTCGATCTGATCGTCTGGCTCGTAGCTGAAGAGAACGTTGCGTGGATCAAGAACCACTTCCTTCGTCTTTGCCATAGGAATGAAATCAACCAGAGCCATCTGGGCTTTACCAGCGGCTCCTGGCTGAATCATAACTGCGGCAGGCTTAACGATCTTAACCATATTCTGGAACACGCTCACTTTACCAACAATCTCATCACCGTTGATGAGACGGAGCATCATGATTGTTGTGACATTCTGTGTTTCATTATCCATATCAATCATCCTTACTTTGTTACACCCTGTATCTTTTCTTGACCGCGAGACCAAGCAGCGATACCAAGAACTGCACCCATTGCCAGATGGAACAGACCAGCGCCTTGCAGCGTTAGTGGGCTCCACTGAACAAGTGGGGTTTTCGTCATAACCTGAGCGACCGACCACATGACAGGAAAGATTGCCATGTCGAGCACACAGATAACCATATAACACCAACCCATTGCTGGACGCCACTTCTTGACCATCCAGTCTTCATTCTGCTTTGCGTTCTCTGCTTCCCACTGCTTTTTCTCAAGCTCGATCTTTGCGAGCTGAGCTGCTTCGGAAAGTTGTGGTGCAGCTGGAGCCATAGGAGCAGAACCAAATGATGGTCTGCTATATCCCATGTCAATTCTTGACGCTGCACCTTTCGTTGCTGGATCGAGCTGATCCATAGCAACTGGGACTTTTACTGGTTCGTCGTTTGGGTCTGGGTTACCGAATCTAGGCATTGTTTTTCCTTTTCTTTGTTTAGGAATTCAATGACCTTTTCAACAGTAAGTTCTGGATGATCCCAATGAGGATAATGCTTGCAGTTGTCGAAGAGCTGAATAGAGAAGTGCGGATACGGATAGACCGCTCGCATCTTTTCAACTCTAACTGTTGCATCGTCCCGCTTGTCGTCAGACCCACCATAAACAAACATCATGGGGATATCCACTTCAATAAACTTAGCCCACAGATAGTAATCTGTGTTCTTAGGCATGCTTCTATGCCTTACGAAGAAATTATATAAATCACCTACACTATACTTGAGTCTATCATTCAGAACTTCATCTGTGATAAGATCATGGTTGTAGAGATTGTATTCGAAGAATGTGCGTATATCTTCAACCGATGGTTCGGTTGCAAAGTTTTCATGCTTGTCTTTCTTGTGATTGCCAGGCTTGAAACGTTCGGAGTGTGGGAGACAGATCCCAGCACAAAGGAATACTGCTGCGGTGCAGAACTCAGGTTTCTTAAGTAGTAGCTTTCCTACGATACCACCAGACTGAGAGTGACCAACGAGCACAACGTCTTTGAGATCTAGTGCTTGGACAAACTCAGTGACAACAAACTCACGATACTCGCGAGTAGCCTTTTCGTCTTCTGCTGGAATATCGGAGAGACCACATCCAGGCTGATCAAAACCAAGGACGCGATATCCTGCTTCGATCAGTCCTGGGATAACATACTTGAACGACTCAACGGACGATCCAATAGAACCGCCGTGTAGTAGAAGGATTGGGCGCCCTTCACCTTCGTCGATATAACGAATCTTCAAACCATCAATTGTCATAAACTTATTGTTCATAGATATACCTCAGTGATTATGCGAAGATATGTAGTGCTTCCGCATAGTGGCTCTTACGATCTTCAAGACCGATTGTTCCACCATTGATTTTCTTTGTTACTGTTAGAATATCACCCTTGTCAGCCCACTTGTTTAGTTCACGTGAATCCCAGAACCAGCAAGCAGACCAGACTGCACCCTCAGCTGTATCCAACCAAGCAGTTGCTTCTTCAAGAGACATTTCCATGTCTGAAGCGAAAGCCGAATAGTTGCTCTTACCTGTGAGCTGAATGAACCCACGACCACGATAACGATATCCGTCACCAGATGCTTCGTCACCGTTACCCATACGATTGGAGTAAACTACGTTGGCAATCTTTTCGGGTTTCTTTGCATAAGCATTTGCATCACGACCTGCGCGAATGAAATACTTTGGGAAAATCTTATTGAGACCCTGAGCGGAATAGTTAAGATTTTCTTCCATGACCGAAAGCCCAGCGGACTCGTGTCCAGCTTGAGCGAGGAACATGGAGATTCGCTCTGGGGTGTTGATTTCGTAGAACGCGAACGCATCGTTCAGCGGTTCTAGACATTCTAATAGCCATTCCTCTGTAGTATCTTCAAAGAACTGACATAGTTGTTCATGTGTCACTAGCATGGGTAGTCTCCTTTCGCTGCTATTTAGCCGTTAGGATAACTACCCATGTTATTGAGGTGATCAGAAATCTTATTTAAGAGCCTGAGAAGATGATCCATTTGCTTTCCAGTATTGCTTTAGAGCTGTGTGGATAATATCTGAACGTGAAAGATTGAGATGCTTAAGTTCTTCATCTGTGAGTTTAGCAAGTTCAATGATTGTATTATAGTATCTGAGTGAATGAAAGAATGATTCTAGCATGTATGTCTCCTGTGTATAAATGGAAAAAGGCTGGTCAGCGAACCGACCAGCCTGTCATAATCTAAGTGAGTATCAGGACTTAGTCCTTGATATCGATCTTCTTAGGTTTCTTGCTGTCGGGGATAATGTTCTCCAGCCATACCTTCAGAATGCCGTTAATCATTTCGGCGTTCTTAACTTCTACTGTATCGGCGAGAGTGAATGTGCGATTGAACGCACGCTCTGCGATTCCCTTGTAGAAGTAGTAGGCGTTCGCATTATCAAGGTCGCTGGCGTCTTTGGTCTTACCAGCGATAGTCAGCTTTCCATTATCAAGAGTCAGTTCAATGTCTGTCTTTGAGAAACCAGCGACCGCCAGCTCAATGACATACTTATCATCAGCAACCTTCTTAATGTTGTAAGGCGGATAGCCTGGAACATTTTTACCGACCGACTCCAGCTGATCAGCGAGCAGCTTGAACGTCTTGTCGAAGCCGACAGAGAACGGGTCGTAAGAAGCGAAATGTTGTGATGGGATCTTAGTGTATTGTGAGTAGTCGTTCATAGTGTTACCTCCTGTTAGGCAAGGTTGATTATGTGACCCCGAAGGCGTCACGTTCTATATATAAGCGCCGCAGCAAAAATGTCAAGCCTCGGAACGTTTTTTTCCGATGTTGTATTTCGCTTCGAGCTTCCAGTCGTTCTTTTCCTTATGAGCCAGAATCTTGATCTGGTTAAGGGGAGCGACTGGTTCCTTTGTGCGCTCTAACTCTACAATGTCAATCAGCTCCCATTCGGCAAGCAGATTGGCGATTGTGTTACGACGAGCCTTATCTTCATCTGAGAAGTTAGTAGGCTTGCCGTCGAGCGCGAACAACTCTTTGAAATGCACGATATAGTATCTACCCTGCTTATGCAGGATATGGCATGACTGAAACAGAACCTTATCGCGTCGCGAGGCGACTCCGATACGAGTTAATGTTTCACGAATTTTAAGGAAGTCTTCTGCTGATCGTAGCTTAACTTCGACCATTGATTCAACTGATTCATTCATCCTTTTCCACCT